TTATACACAGGAGCAACAGATGCAGATATTGTAGTTGATAATGGGTATGACAATGAGGATGTTCCATCACTATTTTCTAAAACCAAAGAACAATATAATATGTTTTATTCGTTAGAGGATTGTGTTAAACCTTTTCGTCCAAGATCTGGAATCAACAAAGCCTTTTACATTCCAGGAAGACATTTTCATAATTTTAATACTAACCTAATTGAAAATCAAGAATCTGCAACTTTTGCTTATGATGGCAACGGAGCACTTATTTATGAATATGAAAAAGATTCTCAGGGAAACTTTGTATATGAAAAATATGCTAATGGTGTTGTAAAAAATGATTCAAACAATTTACCTATTAAAAAAATAAAAAATATTGTAGTTAATAATTCTATTAATGGAGTTAGTTCTTTTACACAAAGACCAAGATATTATATGGCATCAAGAGATGATCAATTTAAATATTGGACATCTTATAGAACAGAAAAAGATAACGATACAGACTATGTTACAAAAGAACGAGGAATATCAAAGGCATCTGCAAATAATCAATATCCAATTGAAGATGCGGCACCATTTGTAGTATATAAAGAAAATGTTCCAGCCAACAGACTTATTGTTAAAATGCAAACACATGTTGGAACTAAAAATTTAGGTCCATTTAAAACAAACACAACAAGTATTTCAGATCCACTTTATGGAAACTCCAACAAGCAGGTTCCTATTAGTTGGAGAGTAGAATACTTATCTGGAAATTCGTGGGTATCAGCAAAAACTTTTAATGCTAATTCCTTAAGAGACGATGGAACACCAGTAATTAACGAAGACGGATACGTAGAGTTATCATATGGATTAATAACTCCAATTGAATATAAAACTAAATTTATTCATGTTGAAAAAATATCTTCTACAACATTATTGCCAACACGATCAATTGATGGGTATGCTTATTTACTTGTTACATCATCAACTGACAAAGGACTTTATTATATTTGGAACAACACAACAAAAGTTTATGAAACCTTTATTCCTGAATATGGATGGAAATTAACTAATTCAGACTTAACCAAAGAAACAAACTTTGTCACTGATTTTACATCACCAGAATATTTTATTAAAGATAACATTACTACATACCGTGAATTTCAATATGTTAGAGGAATAAGAATTGTTGCAGAAACAATGAATAAATTTGATGCAACATTTGATTTAATTGAAATGTCACCAAGATTAATTGCAGACATATCAGATAAAACTATTAACTACAAAGTAACTAAACAACTATCTGATCTTGGATCAACATCATTGCCAGTGGGACAACTTTTAGCCTCAACTGGAAATATTTCAATATTTGATGATGACCAAGCATTTAACGAAAATAATACAAATAGTATTATTTCTAAATATGTTACAAAAAGCATTAAGTTTAATTTTTATGAAACATTTTTAAATATATCTGGAAATGATTACAGTGTGCCAATCAAAACTTTATATTCAGAAGGTTTCCCACAAGCAGATGTAACTGGTGGAACTATATCTTTAGAGTTAAGAGATTTTTATTTTTATTTTGAATCAATGCTTGCTCCAAAACTTTTTCTTACAAACATATCAGTAAGTTATGCAATATCTATTTTATTAGATGCTATTGGATTTAGTAACTATGTTTATAAAAGAATAGAAGGAGAAATGGATCCAGTTATTCCATATTTTTTTGTGGGGCCAAATGAAAGTGTTGCACAAGTATTAAATGATTTAGCAGTATCAACACAAACAGCAATGTTTTTTGATGAATATAATAATTTTATTGCAATGAGTAAAAATTATTTAATGCCAGCAGCAGGACAAAGGTCAATAGACACCACATTAATTGGATCAAAAACAAATGATGTTGTAGTAGAGATAGATTCAAGTTCAGAAGATGCAGGTGAATATACTAACGCTGTAGAAGAATTTTTTGATGGTGGTCTTTATAGTACTGAATATTGGGAAGATGAACTTGGTGGAAATAGTCCATCCCTTTCGGAAAATTCTGTGCAAATAATTAAAAATAAATTAATTACTGGTAAAAAACTTCCTAACATTATTGCAATTGCTTCTCAAGATAAAAAGATTTATAATGATGGAAAAATTAATTATACATCACGGTATATTGATAAAACCTATTCAGCAATAGGAGAAGAGACTATATCAAGTGCAGAAAATAAATTTTGGGTATATAAACCATCTCTCCTGTGGGAAATATCTAATTATGAAGAACTAAAGGGATCAAATCAAAAATCAAGTGGGTTTACATTATCAGCACTTGCATTAAACTCGCCACTTGCAGGGGCAGCCCCAACTGTAGTTGCCAATCAATTAATAAATAATGTTATTGATTTTGGAGAAAGCATTTATTTAATTTCAAGAAATCAAGGTTACTTTTATGCTAATGGTGAAATTATTAAATATGATGCAGTTCAATATTTTGTTGAGGGAATTGGAAACGTATGGATAAGTAGCGATTCTGAATACAAAAATTATTTAAATAAATTAAAATATAATGGCAAAATATATCCAAATGGAAAAGTTAGAATATACTCAGAGCCTTATTATGAAACGGTATCTGGAGTGACAAGAATGAAAAATGGTGCAGTAGCACAACATGGAAGGGCTCAGTTTGGAACAGTGATTGTTTCCCATAAAGCAGCCCTAGATCCATATTGGGTTAGCACTAGTAATCGTAGAGGTTGTTTAATGGACTCTAAATATTTATTTGGAGACACCACCTTTGAAGGAACTACTGTTGCTGGCTCTGCGGGTATTTCAAATACTGTTGCTAATTCAGCATTTGTTAATGGTGTAATTAAAAGATTTTTATCAGAGTATCAGTTAACAGAAACAGAAAGAGCATCTATACAGTCTATAGATCCTGCAAAAAATAAAGGATTGGTTCAATCATCAGCACTTGTTTTTAAAGGTAAAGATTTTATTGCAACAGATCCAAAACCAATTGATCATATATCCTATGTTTACAAAACATTAGACAAAGCAGTCTTTAAACATTTTGGAACTAGAATGCGTATTATTGGTGACATTGGCGGAGAATTAAAAACACAAAGTGGTAGTGTAATTTCTACTGCAGTTCCACTTTCTGGAATGACATATTATAAAAATAACTCTACTTCGCCAGAACAAAATGTTAACATATCTGGAAACTCTGGAGGACTTGCAATTCTTCTTAATCCAGAAACTAATAATGGATATTACTTTGAAGTTATTGCATTAGATGGGGCAACTACAGATACTTCAAATATTATATTTTATAAAATTGAACAAGGTACTGGAGAAGCAAATGCTATTCCAACATTATTGTTTAATGCATTTAATGAACAAATTCAATATGACTCTGGAGATTTTGCTGGCATATCAAGAAAATATGGTGAACAATATACAACAGTATATGATTTAGCAGTAGAGTATGAAGATTTAGCAAATAAAAATACAAGAAGATTTTATTTATATGTAAATGATGTTTTAATTGGTCAGGTTGATGATACTTCACCACTTCCCGTATATCAGAATACTGCTTTATTTATTAGAGGATCTTCTAAATGTATGTTTGAAAATTTTTATGCTTTAACCAACAATTACTCACAAAACTCTGGTTTTGCAATAAACAATCAAGTTGGAAAGGTTTTTTCATCAACACCAATTACTGCTAACCAATCATTAAAAAAATATGCAATGAGCGGAATTTTACAAGAAGCATACCTAACTGGTTTGAGTACTTTTACAACTCCAGTTTATAGTATTTATTTTGAAGAATTTGGAACTATTATGAGAGAGTGTTCATACATTAATGCTAAATTTGACAATGCATATCCAGCACTATACGCCAAAATGGTGAGTGCGCCAGACAAAGTAAAAGAATATACAATTTCTGGTTTCCAAGCAAATGCTTATGGAGCAGAATTTTTAATATTTAATGCAACAGACACTTTATTAGATGTAAGCACAACCACTTCAAACTTTTTAAAAATTCAAGGTATTGCATTTACAAGCGATAGCAGTAATGAACTTACAGTAGATGATTACTTTAAAAAGAAATCAAGTTTTTCAGATCCTGAACTTGTCGGAGATGTAGTGGTTTATTCTCCAAATATAGAAAAAGAAAAATACAATAATGTTAAATTAAGTAGAATGAATTATGGTAAAAGCGCTTTTTCTATAGATACAGATTATATACAAACCACAGAAGATGCAGAAAACTTAATGGGATGGCTAGTAGATAAATTAATGGTTCCAAGAAAAGCAGTCGGATTAGAAATTTTTGCAAATGCCACAATTCAACTTGGCGATATTGTTTCAATTGACTATAAGAATAATGACAACTTAGATCTTGTTACATCTTCTAGTTCACGTTTTGTTGTTTATAATATAGAATATTCAAGAGGATTAGATGGGCCAAAAATGACTATCTATTTGAGTGAGGTGTAACGTGCCATTAATTTCAGACGGAGAATATAAATATGAATACAATGATTTTTTAAAATCAGTTGGTGCATTAGACACATCAAAAAATAGTGGGTATTATTTTGATAATGATCCAGCACCACTAGATCAATCACCCATTAAACAGTCACCATCTTCATTAAATCAAGATCAAAGTGATACCGCTTCCTATTCTGCTTATCTTAAAGCCACGCCACCTACTCCAGAGATACAATTAATTGCTTCTGTAAAAAAACCAGTAAAAATTGCAACACCGCAATATGTTAATTTTCAAAATGATATAAATGCAGAAGACGCAGATTTTTTAAAGATGTTGTATTTTGAACAAATTAACGGCACTATGCTTTTGTCACTTACAAACAATGCAAATTTAAACACCGATAGCGTAAACTATCAACCAATTATTAATATGGCAGAAATACAAAAAGCCCTAGATCCAAAAGGTATTTTGGCTCTTCAAAACACATCTGACAAATATTTTTTAAATTTTCCTATAAAGTTAGAAACAAAGATTCCAAATAGTGGGAATGGCCCTGCGGGAACAAATGTTTATATTAATTTTTCAACTGGAAATTTAGTCATAGAAAGCATAAACTTAAACCCAGGAGAAAAAATTGAAATTGAAACGCTGCAAAATGGTACAATATATGAAACAGATCTTGGAGTTGATGAGTTATGATAACAAATAAAGGAAAAGAAATTATAGCAAAATACTTGCTTGGAACAACCCCTGCCTATGCATCGTATATGGCTTTTGGCTGTGGTCAAAAACCACTAGCAGATGGTGCTGGAGCCGTAGACTATTCAGAAAAAGAAGTATTAAATTTTGAAATGTTTAGAGTTCCAATTTCTTCAAGAGGGTATGTAAAAGAAGAGGGTGTTAACAAAATAGTATTTACTGCAGAACTTCCAACACAAGAAAGATATGAAATTACAGAAATAGGCATTTATTCTGCAGGAGGAAATCCATCCGCTTCAGGATTTGATAGTAGAAGTTTATTATTGTTTA